GGATGCTGGCACTAGATATTCATTAGTTAATTGGCATCAAGGAAGACCATTTGTATGATTGGATTCCAAGAGTATTTTAAAACACCTGTTTATATGGAGAACTTATCTCACTGGGTAGATGATATTAATAAAAAATGTGAAAAGCATTTAGATGCAATTAAAAAATCAGAAGATTACAAAAAGAGAGTTAAGAAAAAAGGATCTGACTTTGGTGAAGTAGCTCATTCTTATCCCATAGCTGGTGATCCTAAATTAAAATTTTATATAGACCATATTGGTCAACGTTCATGGGAGTTTTTAGATGCCATGGGTTTTGATTTAAGTAATCATACTTGTATGTTTACAGAGTGTTGGGTGCAAGAATTTCCTAAAGATGGAGGTGGTCATCACAATTCACACGTTCATCCTAATAATCATGTATCAGGTTTTTTGTATTTAAAAAGAGATGAAGACGGTCCCGTACCCGTGATACACGACCCACGGCCCGCTGCTTTGTTGTCAGCTTTACCAGAGAAAGATCAAACACAAGTTACATATGCTTCACAATCAGCACATTGGAAACCAAAACCTGGAACTTTAATACTTATTCCCGCTTATATAACTCATCAATATTCTGTTGGTGGACCTAATCAAGCTTTTCGTTTTATACATTTTAATGTACAGGCTGTGCCAAATGCATTTATTAAATTAAAGGAGGAAAAATGAGTTTTGAAAAAGATAAATATGAAGTTGTAAAAAAAGCAATTAGTAAAGAGTTAGCAAGTTTTTGTTACGCTTATTTTTTAAATAAAAGACAAGTTGCAAAACATATACAGGATACGAGATATATATCACCGTTTGATGAAAGTTGGGGGACGTGGAAAGATAGTCAAATACCTGATACGTATTCTCATTACGCAGATCTTGTTATGGAAACGTTAATGGTAAGAGTAAGACCAAAAATGATGGAAGTAACAAACATGAATTTAGTCCCAACATATACATATGCAAGAATCTATAAATATGGTGATATTCTTCACAGACATAAAGACCGACCATCATGTGAAATATCATGTACTTTAAACTTAGGCGGTGATGAATGGCCTATTTATTTAGACCCGAGTGAGGGTGTGGGTAACAAAGGTAAAAAGGTTATATTAAAACCTGGTGATATGCTTGTATACAGCGGTTGTGATTTAGAACATTGGCGTGATGCTTTTGAAGGGCAAGATTGCGGGCAAGTATTTTTACACTACAATAATAAAGCTGGGCAATTTCAAGAAAACAACGCCTTTGATGGTAGACCTATGTTGGGATTACCTGCCTATTATAAAAAAGCACAGTAGACTAAATCACTTTTTATAGTTAAAATACCAATATGGCATTTGGTATTTCAGGTTTTTCAGAATCACCATTTTCGACGCTTAGTGGGCAAAGTGCATTAGTCGCAGTATCTGGTTTAGGGGCAAGTACAGCTCTTGGATCTACAACTATTGGTTTAAAACCTACTATTACAGGATTTGGTTTAACATCAGCTCTTGGTACACCTGCCGTTCAAGGTGCAGTCAATGTAACGGGTCAGTCTATGACAAGTGCTGTAGGCGGTGTAGGTATAAGTGCAGGTCACAAGATAGAACCTGCTGGTATTGGATTGACCACGGCTATCGGATCAGTTGGTTTAGGAACATCTTTAACAGGTTTTGGTTTAACATCAGCTCTTGGTACACCAGAAGTACAGGTAGATAGAATTGTAGAGACTGTAACGGGTCAAGCAATGACTACAGGTCTTGGATCTGTAACTATACAAGGTAAACCTTTACTTACTGGCTTACCAATGTCCATGTCACTTGGTGGCACATCTACACTTGGTAATGCGTTAGTAGAACCTAATCCACCCGTTACAACAGAGACACTTACAGTAACTGTTGTAAATGTTGGTGGTGCTAATAAATATTTCATTAATGGTGTTCAACAACAGCTTCTAACTCTCAAAGAGGGTAAAACATATATCTTTAATGGCAGTGACTCAACGATGGCATCACATCCATTATTATTATCGACCACTTCAGACGGTTCTCATAATTCTGGGTCACCTTATGAAACAGGTGTAACTTATCAAATTAACGGATCAAATGTAACAAGAACAAGTTATCTTTCTAGTTATGCCTCTGCAACTACTAGAAGCTTAACCATTACCGTAGCTGCAAGTGCGCCTACTTTATACTACTATTGTAATGTTCACTCTGGCATGGGTGGTCAAGCTAATACAGTTACCAACACAGATTATACAGGTCAATCAGGAAGTCTTGCAGTTGGGTCTGTATCAATTAAACTTGCTTCTACAGCATTACCTGCTGGACAATTTGCAATAGCTAATTTAGGTACAATATCGGTATTTAATAATGCCGTTGCCACACCTACTGGCTTATCAATGACCACGGCTCTTGGAACACCAGCAGTTTATGGGTGGCAAGAAGTAAATGATAGCGTAACATCGAATTGGACAAATGTAGATGATAGTGCTACAATGGATTGGAAAGACGCAGCATAATGAGTACGTATTCGACAAGACTTAAAATAGAATTGATTGGCTCAGGAGAGCAGTCAAATGCATGGGGTAATACAACAAATAACAACTTTTCTCAGTCTATTGAACAGTCAATAGCTGGCGTATATACAAAGAATTTAGGGTCATCATCTAGCCCTGTAACACTTACCACGAATGACGGACCACAAACACAGGCAAACAACGAAGCTAGACAAGCTGCAATAATATTTACAGGTCATTCATCCGATTTTATTATACAGTTTCCTGCTGTAGAAAAATTATATTTTTTAAGAAACGCAAGCGCATCTAATAAGATTACTGCAAGACTAGGATCTTCGGGTAATACTTTTGTAATTAATCCAAGTAGAAATGTATTTCTATCTACAGATGGTACAAACTGGTATGAAATACAAACACAAGGAAGTGATTGGTTAACAAAGACAGGGACTTATACAGCTTTTGCAGGTGATAAAATATTTGCAAATACAACTGGTGGGGCGTTTACAATTACCTTACCAGCATCTCCAACTATTGGAGATGAAGTAAGATTTGTTGATTTAGCAAATCACTTTGATACAAACAATTTAACCGTAGGTCGTAATAGTGAAAAGATTGATGGAGCTACATCAGATTTAACTGTTGCAACTGAAGGAGCAGCTTTTGCGTTGGTCTATTCGGGATCGACGTACGGATGGAAACTATTGGAGAAATAATATGGCTACATATGCATCTATTAGATATAAATTTTCTGGAGCAAATGTCTCTGGAGTTTTACAAGCATCAAACAATTTAAATGACGTTGGCGCTGCAGCTACATCTAGAACAAATTTAGGAGTTGCTATTGGTTCTGATGTCCAAGCTTTTATATCTGCAACTGCAGGCACAAATGCAAATGGTACTAGAACTGTAAGCACATCTGATCCTAGTGGTGGATCAAACGGTGATATTTGGTACAAATATTCTACATAATGATTCATGACAATAAATGTTAAAGATGGCGGTACTTTTAGAGAAGTAAATCAAGTTTACGTACACGACGGAACATCATTTACAAATAAAACAATTACCAATGCCTATGTAAAAGATGGCGGTGTATGGAGAGAAATATTTACTTTATTTAATACTACTGCATTTTCACAAACAACGGGATCTGTCACTGTTCCGACAAATGCAAATGCTTTTCATATACGATTTGCTGTTGGCGGTGGATCTGGTGGTGTAGGTGGAGCAGAATATGATAAAGCTGGAGGTGAGTCTGCTGGCGCAGGTGGTGCCTCTGGAGCATACATATCTGATAAAGTATTTACGGTTACAAGCGGTGAAACATTAAATATTAATGTTGGAAGTGCGGGAGCTGGCACAAGCGGTGGATATAATACAACGGCAGGTACTGGTGGTAATACTACAATAACTAGCTCCTCAAGCGGTATAAATATTACTTTGCAAGGCGGTATCGGTGGTAATGGTAATAGTGGTGGAGTTCAAGGACCTCTTCGTAATAACGTTGCCTCAACTGGTGGAACTGCTACAATTTCAGGCACAGTTTTATCATCTGGCACAAGTGTCGATGGTTTAGATATAACTACTTTTACTAGTGGACCTGTTGGAACATTCAATCAATCAGGTGACGGTAATGCAGGAACTAATCCAGGAAACTGTGGTGGTGATAATTGTCAAATAGCTGGTGGTACGGGTGGATCTTCTTATGGCACCGCAGTATCAGGTGGCACAGGCGCACCCGCTGGTGGTTCTGGCACGGCTGGAACAAGAGGATCTGGCGGTGGAGGCGGAGGTGCACAACCTCAATCTGCAGGACAGCCTGGCGGTGCTGGTGAGATAGAATATAGATTTTTGAGGATATAATGCCTTTAGCAAAATTAAACATAGCACCTGGTATAGATAAACAAGATACAGAGTATGGTGCAGAGGGACGTTGGGTTGATTCTGACAATGTACGATTTCATTATGGTTTACCACAAAAAGTAGGTGGTTGGCTTAAACTTATTTCTGACACACTTATTGGTGTTGTAAGAGGCACACATGTATGGACAGATCTTAACGGTGTAAGGTACACGGCTCTTGGAACAGATAGAAAATTTTATGTATACTCTGAGGGTACGGCGTATGATGTAACGCCACTAAGAAAAACTACTACAAGTGTAAGCAATCCTTTTACTACAAACGGTACAACAGTTGTTTCTGTAGCAGATACAGGACACAATGCAATACAAGGTGATTTTGTTACCTTTGATTCTTTTTCTGCAATTGATGGATTAGATATGAATGCAGAGTTTGAAATTACATCTATAACAGATGCAAACAATTACAAAGTTACACATACGAGTGCAGCTTCTGGATCAACATCTGGAGGTGGTGGCACTGGTAATATGAAATATCAAATTAATATTGGTACAGATCAATCAGCTTATGGTTATGGTTGGGGTACAGACGCATGGAACGTTGATGCTTGGAATACTCCAAGATCTACGTCAACAGTTACACTAGATGCTAGAAATTGGTCCTTTGATAACTTTGGTGAAGATTTAATAGCTACCGTACATAAAGGACAAACATTTCTTTGGGACACTTCTAGTGGTACAGCAACAAGAGCTACAGTCATTTCAAACACTCCTTCAAGCTCAAGATTTAATTTAGTATCTATGCCTGATAGACATGTATTTTTGTTTGGCACGGAAACAACAATTGGAAGTTCAACATCACAGGATGATTTATTTTTACGATTTGCTTCACAAGAAACAACAAATGATTTTGCTCCAACGGCTACAAACACTGCTGGTTCATTTAGAATACAGGACGGATCTAAGATTGTGGCAGCAGTAAGATCACGTAATGCTGTTCTTGTGTGGACAGATACATCACTAAACGCACTACAATTTGTAGGCGCACCTTTTACTTTCTCACTTGTGCAAATAGGTGCAAACTGTGGAGCTGTGGGCGTGCATTCAGCTGTAGATGTAAACGGCATAGCATATTGGATGTCACAAAATGCTTTCTATCTTTATGATGGTGCAGTAAAGAAAATCCCATGTAGTGTACAAGATTTTGTGTTCGAAGATTTTTCTAT